GGTCCTCGCCAATCCGCTCGGTCATCTCCTCCTCGTCCAAGTCATCGTCCTCGTCGGCAGTTGGGGCGTTGAGGTCGAGTGCAAATCTATATAGATCGTCCGATGCAATCCGCTGTCCCTGCAAGACAAGGAGGCCGCCCGGTTCCAGTCGGGTCTCGCACACATCCTGGTAGATGTCCTGTAGAGCTTCCTTCTGCTCGAGGGTTCGCATCTTCCTCGGGTCAACGAGGTCATCCCACATCACAAAGTCGTATCGTCCACCGATGAACGAAGTGTCGATTCCATAGGAGGACCAGGTAGGTTCCTTCTCCGAGATGGCTCCCTGATCCTCGTCCTGCATGACGATGAACGCCTCGTTGGTCCAAATCTCCTTGTCCAGCGGACGAAAGCGTCCGAAGTCTTGAGCAAGGGTACTGATGGCATCGAGGGCGTCACCACGACGCACGGCGTTGATCTCGCCCTTCTCCGGCTCCACTCGCTCAAGGGTGCGGCGCAGGCGCATAAGGTTGCGCTTGGCGAGGGACATGGTGGCCGAGCCGATCATCCCACGGATGGCACGGTTGCGGCAGGTCAACCACGCAGGGATGTCGTGGACAAAAGTAACCGTCTTACCGGCACCAGGGGGAGCGTTGATGACCACGTACTCCTCATTGGGCGTTTCAAGGAGCTTGGCAATGGACTCCGCCCCCTCCTTCTGCCACGGGGTAGCGATGCGCCCGAAGTACCGTTCCTGAAAGTACCCGAAGTCCTCTAGTGCTCGTCGTGCCTCGGAGGAGAGTTCGGAATGCTTCTTGGGTCCGGGCAGATCCTCCATCTGCTTGACAAGGGTGAGTTCCTTGCCCCGAACAGTGGACTTCTCCCTGCTTTCCAAACGTCGAGCGGTGGCGACCGAGAACCCTGCCTTCTGTGCAGCGTCGGCCTGGGAATAGCCAGCCTCCCTCAGCCCAAAGAACTTCTGCTTCTGTCCCGGTGTAATCGCCATTTATGGTATCCTACAGGAACCAACTCCCTTGGTGCGAGTGCGGTTCCCGATTCCTCCTCGGTGAACCCTCGCGTCCCTACTTCGTGTAGGTGGGAGCGCCGGCGACACCAAGCAGCTTGCCGACCTTGGGGTACTTGTGCTCAAGCGCCCGCACGCCAGCAGCGTAACCAGCAGCAGTCACCGAGCCGATGGCCGCAACAATGTCAGGCGACTTTATGCCGAAGTGGGCAAGGATCGAGATGCCAAACCCGACAGCAATGGGGGTGACGGAGCGGACAATGGAGCGGGTGAGGTCGGTCATCAGTCCAGTGTACTGTAGTAACTCTCATCATCATCATCGTCACCAGGACAGTAGATGGCAACCTCGTGAATCCGCAACCCCTCTACAAAGCCTTCGATGGTGGTGGAGTGGATCTCAGTCCCACAGAACTCGCAGACCCAGCACTCCTCCTCCTCAACATTAGTTTCCTCAAGTTGACGATAGTAGAGCCACAGCTCCACAAACTGCAACACGACAAGTAGGGTGACGAGGCCGATGAGTGTACTCATCCCCCCACACTACATGCACAGATGAGGAGTGCGTGTGAAGAAAGTTATCCACAGGCTGTGGGAAACATCCCCTTGACAGTCGTGATACGGTGAAGCCGCACCGCAGTTCACGAGGAACACCTGCGGCTGAATCGCAAATGGTTACTGTGTCCCTAGCTCGGGGCGGTGCTCGTGAAGTTATCTTTTCACTTGAGTCTCTAACCGACAACCAAGTAGATCGATAGATCCGTTGTACCGATTCTCAGTATAAGAGGAGGATCAAGAAGTAGGAGATCGTAGTCCAGGATCTCCTCAAAGGGGTCTCAGGGCCTCTCTAAGCCATCGAATCTCAAGCTGCTGGGGTTGACAGCCAGTGAGATGCAAATGAGCGGTATGTGTGAGTGTGATAACACGGCGATTTCCACAGCCCCGCCTCGGCACACACCCAGTCAGTTATCCACAGGTTGCCCACAGCTACTCCACAGACAAAGCAACAGGTTTTCCACAGGTTATGAACAGGTTTTCCACAGGGTTCGGGTGTCCTGGTGAGTGTTGGCATAGGCCCACACACAGCGCCACACACAGCCACGCACGCACACACAGCGCGCACAGGAGAGCAGCGAGACAGCTCCGAGCTGGTGAGCAGAGGAGACAGCTTCGACCACACAGGAGAGCAGAGCTCAGAGCCCTATCTCTTTTCGTGATGCTAGGTATCTCAGATTTAGGGTTGACAGACTGTCGCTGTTCGTGTTCACTGTAGGTATCAGCGAGAGCAGACAAGCTCTCACCTAGAGACAGGAGCAATGATGACAGAGACAGTGACTTGCAAGAGCTGCGGAGAGCAGAGCGATCCTCTGGCAATCTTCCCCGGTACAGTGTGCCTTGATTGTTGGGAGATCTCACAGCAGAACGCGCCAATGCCTACCGCACAGGAGCTTGCGCGTATGTGGGGTGGAAAGTGAGCGCGCGTGAGCTGGTCGCGCTGATCGGCCAGACAGCAGAGCTGCGCTGTGAGTCTGGCGCGCTGTCTGTGGCTGTGCTGATCACTGATGCAAAGTCTGCTTATGGCCGGACGCGCGTCCTAGTGTCTCCTGTGTCGGGCTCTGGTGAGATTTGGGCCGACCTTGACCGAGTAGCTCTTGACCAGAACGGAGGAGCAGAGTAGACAACAGGAGGAGGAGAGTAGTGCTCTCCTCTGATCTCCCGAGCTGGTATCGGAGGATCAGAGGAGCACACAGCTCCGAAACAGAGAGACAGGAGTAGTTATGTTGGATGATGTCGAAAAGGCAATCTCTGATGCTGACAGCGCGCGACGGTCTGCGATCAATGCAGCAGCACAGCCCTACCGAGCAGCAGCAGACAGAGGAGAGCTGCTGAGCTTCTCGACCCTCGACCAAATCGAGCGTATGTCGCGCGCCATCGGCGGTCACTGGTTCGATGCTGACGCGCTGCGATTCTTTGGCAGTAAGGTCTACGGGCCGGTATTGGGTGGCCGATTCTTCGTGAGCTCGGAGAAGCACCCGGAGGAGGGTCGCTGGGATGCTGTGCGCCGGTACACTGTGCGCGAGTGTCGGAACGGAGATATCGAGACCGTGAACGATTTTGGACAATACGCAACACTCACAGCAGCTCGGAACGCAGCGAAGCGCGCAGCAGCAGGAGCGGAGCTGTGAAGCCCGCGCGCTGGGAGATCATCCTTAGGCCTGTCGCTGTGTGGGGACTGCTCGGGCTGTTGCTCGGGCTGATCGTTGACCAGCACAGCATGGGCACAGCACGCAGCCTGTCGCTGTTCGGAGCGATCCTGGGCTGCGCGTTGGGTGCTCGGCTTGCATTTCGTGGCAAGCGTAAGTAATGTCGGAATCAATCAGAGACAGAGGAGCAATGATGAGTGATGACACTAGGAATGTCTGCGAAGGTTGCGTGTATTACGCAGCCAACGGAGCAGACAGCTACTTCGATGGTGAGGATGGCGCGGAGGATCTCGCCAGAATCGAAGCAGCACACACAGCACAGGAGATCATAGCTCTGTGCTCTGTGTACCCTGACAGCGACCCTGACGGCCACGGAGAGCCATTGGGAGAGTCTTTCTCCTGGTCGGACTGCCAAGTCTGTGGGCTGTCGCTGGGAGGATCTCGCTACACGGTGACGGTAGTCACGCGCTGAGGAGCTGTCAGACTAGAGAGCTCGGCTGTGTGGTCGGGCTCTCTGGTCTGGTGACTGCCAGAGACAGAGAGACAGGAGAAATGATGACAGAAACGAAAGCAGTCTGGGAGCTGGGCTGTGTGCTCGATGGTCACAGAGGATGGCGCATCACAGCCGACACGCTAATGCTGGCGCTACAGTGTGGCTGGACTCCTAGCACGATTGGCACCGCGGAGCTCCGCGCTGTGTTGCTGACCTATGTGGACAGTGACGACACACAGCAGACTATCGAGGCTGCTGAGATCATCAGTGAGCTTGATGATGAGGCTCTGACCTACCTTACGGAGCACTTCGCGCCAGAGAACGCAAGCTTCGGATGGCACGATGGTGAGCTGATGCTGTGGAGCTCGGAGAGCTGGGAGGAGATCTGATGGCCTGGAACGGTACGGAATCTCAGTATGTGTCTCTGATGGCTGACTCGTACATCGAGACTGCTGTGTGGAGCAGCACTGATGACAGAGGAGAGCCACTAGATCGCTCGGATGCTCCGATCTCTGAGAGCCTACGCGCTGAGTCTCGCATCGAGTGTCAAGACTTCTACTCTGCCAACGCTGAGGATCTGGCAGACATTAATCCTGAGCAAGCTGGCCACGATTTCTGGCTGACTCGCAATGGCCACGGAACAGGATTCTGGGACCGTGGCCTGGGAGAGCTCGGAGACAGGCTCTCTGAGGCTGCTCGAATCTATGGAAACGTGGATCTGTTCGTCAGTGACGATGGGGAGATCGTCGGCTCTGTCTGATGACAGATTAGAGGAGCTGCACAGTCGGCTCCTCTGATCTGGCGACAGCCAGAAATAGAGACAGGAGAGACCATGACTATTGGCACCGCGGAGCGTTGGGCGCTGGAATACGATTCCGCAGAGAATCCTGGCAGCACTGGATCAATGGGTGATGCTGACGCGCACGCTGGATACCATGCTGAGGATGCTCGCTGGGAGGATGGCTGGGTGCTGAGCTACACAGCCGACTTCGCTGGACACAGCTACCGTGCTGTGTGCGAGCTTGGCATCGTTTCCTACGCTGGTGATGACAGCCTTGATCGTAGGTACTTCGTGGCCGAGCGCGATTACATCGAGCGCGACAATGATCTGTGGGAAATGGGTGACTGCCAAGGTGGATACATTGCTTACGCTGGTGTGGACGGTCTTGATGCTGCGAAGCGTGAGATGTCTCGCATCCTGGCAGCGACTCGATCATTCTGGCAGCACGCTGACGTTTTGGACCTTGGGAAGGTGGCAGCATGACTGAGAATCAGAAGCGAGCAGACCGCGCCTATCGGCTGGGGCTGATCTACAGGCAATGGATCGGAGCAGAGGAGGATGATCCTGAGACCGTCCTGGCTGATCTCTTGGCTGACATGATGCATGAGCACCCTGATGACTTTGATGCTGCTCTTGACAGAGCTCGTCGCCATTTCGAGGAGGAGAGCGGGCCGGAATGTGAGTCATGCCTGTGCAGCTTGCATCCTGATGTCGCGAGCGATGCTGTGTCTGTGTCAGGGTTCGTGCTGTGCTCCGATTGCATCGAGACAGTGGAGGCGGTCTAGACATCTTGGCACCGCGGAGGTGCTAAGGTGACACCAGTTCGGGGGACGCCCCGATTAGAGAACCCCCACGGTCCTGTCTCCCGTGGGGGTTTCTCGCGTCTTGGCACCGCGTGGCTTGGCACCGCGTGGGTCTGGCCGGGAAACCTTCGAGGTGGGTGGTGACCAATGCACACTCGTTTGACGCGGCTTGGCACCGCGCAGGTTCCCCTTCACCCCGAAAGGTAGGGGCTAGGCCAGAGAATCTAGCCGCCGGCGCTCCGATAGCCAGCCGCAAGCGTTCTGAGTCCGTCGAGCACGGCATCTATGTCTACCTGGTTCCCATCGGGGTCTAGGTACAAGATCCCAGCAGGCTCGGAGTGGAGCACAACAGCGTAATAATCAAGTCTGCCAGCATCACGGTCGGGATGAGGGTAAAGAATCTTCCCCGTGGCAGAACGGTGTCCAGTTCTAACCTCAAACCGAACAGCAACATTGCCCGACAAAATCACAAGATCACACGACGAAGCTGGACTAGCGGCCTTGAACACAGACATTCCTCGCGCCATGAGGTCAATGGATACTGCGTACTCACCAATCGCCCCCATCGTTGACGATGAAATCCCCTTCGCCATGACGTGATTCTTCTGCTTGTAGTTGTCTTGATGATGACGTGCTCGGCATGAGTTGGTGCAGAACTTTGCGTGCAGCCTGCGTCGAGCTGCATCTATCTCGGCACCGCACCGTTGGCAGTTGTCGTAGGTTGGCTTCATGTCCGTATAATAGGCGAGTTCTACGGACTTATGTGGGGATACCTAACCTCCTGCGCTACGGTATCCAGCCGCCAATGTACGCAATCCGTCAAGCCTTCCTTGGCTGGCCCTGAGAGCCTCTCTAGCGGCGGTTAGGCACCCTGATGCCAGAAGATGAGCACGAAGGCTCTCAGAGGCTTGTAGCGTGGCAGCATCGTCAACCTCGGAGACCGTCACCTTGGTCCCCGTGGCGGCTGCATCGTCTCGAAGTCGCATCCTTGCCTTGGCTATCTCGATCTTGTAGTCCGACTCCGCTTCTGCTGCATCGCCGGCGAGGGTAGCGATCTCCTCGGCAAGCTTGCCGATCTTCCTGCCCTCGGACTCAATGGCCTCGGCAACCTGGTTGTAACTAAGCATCGCGCTCCTTCCACAGCCTGATGAAGTCCTCTAGGGTCAGCACGACATACGATCCTGCTGCACCCTTGCCCCGACGCTTGGCGACCACGATGCCATAGTCTGCCTTAGCGTTGACTCTCTCGGTCTCGGCCTCTCGCAGCCAACCGGAGAAGTCCAGGGTCTTGTGATTCTTGCACTCGATGACCAGCTCCGGCCCCATGCCGGTGATGTCTCCCTTGTCCAACGTGCCGACAAGTGCTCGACGCTCGGCGTGAGGGTATCCGTTCTCGTTGAGGTAACGGACCACCTCGGTCTCAAAGGCAGTCCCCTTGATCTTGGGTCGGTTAGTCATCGTTCTCCCAACTGTGCCGTGCCAACCCCTCACGGTGGGCGTGGTCGGGGAAGTCCTCCACAAGTCCATTATGGAAGTCGCAGAGCAAGACTACGTTATCCATGTCAGTGATGCTGCCGCCACGGGATCGTTTCAGGATCTCATGGCCGTGGATCTGGCCGTAGCAACGGGTGTCCATGAACATTGGGGCTGAGCAATGCCAGGTGTCGGGAGGTCCGAACCGCTCGATCATCGCAGCCTTGCGTTGTGCGTTCTCACGCCGGCGCTTGGAGCTGACTCGGTTGATGGGACTACGCTTCACCGAACGTCCCAATCCTCGGGGCTACCAAGCCTGACCATGTGGGCGCAGGGGTCCCAGCCTTCCTCCCATGCCTGCTCCTCGGAATCGTGCATTGGGTAGCCAGCATGGGTGTTGCAGAACTGCTCGGTGCAGTAGCCATGCTCGATGCCAAAGCGCAGCCACTCGTCAAACTCCATGACCTTCTTTGGCTGCTTGGCTCGATGCGCTCGGGATCGGCAGGTGTCGGAACAGTAGATACGGGGTCGGCCTCGCAGCTCACGTCCGATGGTCTTTCCGCACACGGGGCAGTCACCATCCAGCGTCATAGTCTGCCCCATCGTCATCCAGGAAATCGTCGTAGTCAGGCTCGGCGTGACAGCCACAGTCGCAGGACTCGCACTCGCACTCGTCCTCATGGCTGCACACATCGCCCTGCTCATCGACCTTCTCGGCCTCATCCACGCACGGGCAGTCCTCGCACCAGTCCGGTGCAATCTCGCCAACGTGCATCAGGTCACGCCTGCTCATCCCATCGGGATAGTTACTCATCTGTCTCCTCCTCCTTCAACGGTGTCATCCGGTTCCTGTTCTTGATGCACCTATGGGCTGCTTCGATCATAAGCCCCTTCTGCACCAGGTTGCAATACGGGCAACGGAATGTCCTCATGCTTCCAACTCTTCTAGCACCTGCCGCACCTCGCACTCCTCGTCACAGTCAGCGTGCTCCTGCTGCGAAAGCTCAATCAGGCGCTCCACAGCACCGATGCTCAGCGACTTGACGCGGATGGCGGTCATCGCCTTGCCTCGCTTCACCATCTTCAAGCGGTAGAAGTAGTCCAAGGACTTGTGCTGGTAGTTCTCATCCACGTTCACAATCGGGGTGCTCATGGGTGCCTCTCAATCCATTGAGTGATGGCACGCAGAACTAGGTCTGCAGCCTCAGCAAACTCAGCGAACGCCTTGTGCTGCTCCTCCAACTTGATGACTCTCAGTTGGAGCTTGATCCAGTCATCATCGCTCAGTGTGTCTAGGACGCTCACTTGCCCTCCAACGGTCGATCTAGCCCGTCAAGTTCACGCAGCGCATCCATCAGGCGGGCAAGTTCAGCGCCTTCCATGAAACCAGGATTCCCGATTGAGGAAACGAAGTCTCTCGCTGCCTTCACGACTGCACTTTTCAGGGAGTTCGTGTCGCGTATCTTCGGGAGTGGGTCGGTGCAGATGTGGCCGGTGCCGTTGTGCCAGCGGTTGCAGTCGGGGCAATGGTAGAGAGTCATTGCTTCTCCCAAGGTGTTTGCTGTGTGAGGAAACACACCGATTCAGTGAACTTCTGCTTTGTTGCCGATGTTGCACGCTTCACGTCACCAGCGTGCGTGGTGTGCTCGACAACACTTGACTCG